CAGAAACTTGAATATAATAAGTATCTAATGTTGAAATTGGATTAGATGCAATAGTATGTTGGGTATTAATTCTTGCTAAGGAAACATTATTATATTCATACTTATAAACAAAATCTCCTATTGTATGATATTCTGGTTGTGTACCATACATTCCTCTGGTAATGTTTATAAGTTGATTTACACTAAATCCTTCAAATTTAATGATTTCATTTCCAATTTGAATATATCCAGGATTGGATGGACTTACATTAGAACCTTCAAATGTTGTAAAAATTGACGTGCTTGCCACACTAATGGGACCAGATGCAGTGCTTGCATAAGATACCGTTAATGTTGATGGTAAACTATCAGTCATTACACCAGTTATTTCAACTTTATTATTAGGTGAATACATTCCATGATTTGGATGGAATACTAAAATATGTCTTCCATCAATTAAATTTGAACTGGTTGAAGAAATTGCAGTTATAGGATCATTTTGTAATCTATTTTCTATAGATCTTGTCTCTACAGTAGAATTATAGAATTTTACAGTTCCTGTTGATGGGGTAAAGTTTGCTTTCTTTAATGTAAATTTAAGATCTTCTATTGGACTTGGAACCCAAGTAGTTCCATTTTGAGATTTAAATAAAGTGCCTAAAGAAGGTTGTTTGTTGATAAAAATTTTGTTTATTGCTGAAGAATTTTTTGTGGAAATATCTTCATCGCCAATACTAGAAATCCATACTTGATATGCATTTGAATCTGTGGTTAATACTAATGCATATTCTGCATTCCCATTTAATCTAACTAGATTATCAAAAGTAAATGTAGTTGCTACACTAGCATCATTACTTATACTTACTTGAGATGCTGATAATGTTTTTCTCAATCCTGGAATAAGTTTATCTGGACCTCCAGGAGTTCCAAAAGATACTTCTCTAATTTCCAAAGTAACTGGAAGAGAGGAATCTTGACTATAAAAATAAACATCTACTGAAGTGGGAATAATACCATTTGTTTCAGATACATCAAATGTTTGTGCAAGAGGATCTGCATACACAAATGTAGTTGTAGTTATCTTAGTTCCTTTGGAAGTAAAAACAGCAGAAGCAGAACTATCTGCAATTTCTCCAGGAACTTTTGATGTTGGTGAATAGAGATTTAAATCTAAATTAGTATTTCCAGTTCTAAATTGATCTTCTTCTCTAATCCAAACACTTCCAATCAATACTCCTTCTTCATTAGTAACTAATCTTACATCAGAAACAGTTGCAACAGCTTTACTTGTTCTTCCTGTTATTCTATTCCCTTGTTGAATATTTCCCCAATACCCACTTATATCTTTTCTAGAAAGAGAAAGAACATCAATATTTAAAAGAGTTGATTGATTTCCATATTGAGATGAAATTCCAACAGAGGGATTGTATGGATTGTGTGCAAATGTTAAAGTTGGTGCATTAATAGGACCAGATTTATGATTTGGTTGGCAAACTTTGAATGAACAAATCACTCTACCACTAGAATCTTTAATGTCTGCAACTTCTCCAACTTGGAATGTCCCAGTAACATTTGAAATTTCTAATAATTTAGGAAATGCAAAAGATTGTGTAGAATTTTCTGTTTTAGATAAAGTTCTACTATCAAATAAAAGTTTAAATCTTGTATTTGGTTTTAATCTGACTGCAGTAAAATCAATATTTCTAGTTCTAATATATGGAATATTTGTAGTGGTTACTTGAACTACACTTCGACCACTTCCGCTTCTACGAACTGTTTCGCTAATTGAAGTAGTCCAAACATCTTTAGATGGACTTAATTCTATAAATCCTTGCCAAGTAATAATATTAAATGGATTAATATTAGTTACTTTACTTGCAAAGGGTTGTGAAAATTGAGTTATTTCACTATAGTTTAATGATAAAGTACTTCCTGTTCTTTTTACATTTGTAGAAGTTGTATCACTTATGTTTATTTCTGAAATTGGAGTAGTATTATTAGTATAAAATAAAGACAAATCTATTCTATCTTCATGCTTAGTTGCACTTAATTGATTATTACTAATTAGTGCTCCATATGCAATATTTTCCAAATCAGATAATAAGTATCCAGAAAAATCATCTACAAAAAATCCACTTTTTAATCTATTAAACCCATTTTCATCTTCAATTAAAAGATTTTGAGTATTTGTTTCTAATAAAGATAATGTTGTATAATACTCTAAATTAGAAACTCTATTTTCAATAGTTCTCAAATCTGACATAGTATATCTTCTATTGTCAGTTAAAATAATTTTAACATCTGTAGTTACATCATATACATATGGACTAGAGACAATAGTAGCAACATCTAAAACTTCAGATGATAAAGATGGAGAAACTGGTGTTTGGCTAGGATCACCTAAAACCAAGTTAAAAATACCATCTTTGGAAAGAGTTAATTTGTCAGTTCTTGGTAAGTAAAAATCATAATCAAAAATAAAGTTTTCATTAGAAGATATAATTTGAGTTGGATTATTTTGTCCAGTATAGAAATATCTTGATGTAAAATCAAATGGACTTACTGATGATGCATTAGGATTATAAGCAGTAACCTTTGGTCTTATATCAATAATATCAGTATTTCTAATACCACCATAAGATGGGATTTTAGTTCCATAAAGATTTGATGGATAACTATTAGTTGAAATAATGTCTCCATAATCTGTAGAATCAAAATCAAAATAGTCAAATACAATTGTCAATCTTCCTGAAGGTTCCTTAGAAGAATCTCCTCTTATTATTCTTCCAAAGTCATAATAATGTTTTCTTTGTCCATTATCTAAAGTAAATCTATCTAAAATGTTTTGATCTCCTGCAGTGATAGATGCTACATTTGCAGTATATCCACTTTCTTTAAATGAAATATTTTCTCCCAAAATAAATGCATTATTATTTTTGTAAATAAAATATATTTGAGTAGTTGCTTTAGATTTTGCATAAACTGCAACAGCACCAGAAGTGGATCCTACTACCAATTCTCCAACGATTAAATCACTGGTTTTGGAATTGGGACTATTTAAACCAGTAAAAGATAAGTTAGGTAAAGTTGGATTTGATGAAGTAGAAGATTCAAATACACCATGAACTTCAACAATATCTCCAACATTTAAACTAATTTGATCATCTTCTACTCTTGTTCCATAAATGTTAGTATATGCCAATCCAACTTTTGTTGATGGATTGTATTTGGTATTGCTAACAGTTATAAAACTAGACCTTTGTACCTTTTTGGATTTTTGAGTTACATTAGATTTAATCTGAGTAGAAATAACCTTACATGGACCTGCAGCAGAACTCAAATTGGTAAATGTTGCAGTTTTTCCTCCATTAGTAATAGTAAAGGTTGCATTATCTAAGTTTTCTAAAGAACCATTTGCATTTGCAACTACATATCTACTGGCATCATAAGTAGCATAAACATAATCTGTTCCTGATAAATCTGGAAGATTTAAAGTAGTTGAAGATTTGGTTACATTATTAAATACTTTTACATAAACATTAGAGTTTAAGAAATCAATATTAGCAATATTCTTATCATTTAATTCTGAATAGAATGATGAATTATTTTCAATTATTTGAGGTCTAATAACAGAAATGGATTGTAGTGTAGTACTAATTCCAAGATTTCCTGTACATACATTTGATACTGTAGAAACACCAGAAATATTAATTTGATTTTGTAAAGTATATACTGATGTGATACCAGCAAAAACATATGAACTGAATCCAACTTGAGTATATTTAATTACATCATTTACTTTTAAATTTGATGCAAATGAAGATCCATTATTAGATCTAATACTTGCAGTTGAACCATCTGAGGTTAAAGTAAATGGTCCTGTCAAAGTTGTTTCTACATTTAATAAAGAATCTGCAGTAAATACATTATTAACTGAAATGGATTTAATATCAGATGTGCTATAATTAACAAAAGTTCCAATTGAAACTGTAGAATTGACACCATTTACTATTAAAGTTTCGCTGGGAATAAAATTACCAGAAACTTGATAGACATTAATAGTGCTTGGAGAAAGATCTGTTATATAAGCAGTTGCCCCACTATTTGAGCCTTTGATATAATCTCCAACAACAACTGATCCAAGTACAGAATCTGTCAATATAGACCCATACATTTGAATATCAAATAATCTTAAATCATATTGACTTGATGGATTTTGATTTGAAGTTAAATATGATGAAAAATCATATGCTCTTGCTACGCCAATCTGAGACCCATTAGTAGAACCATTAGATAATCTTTGATTATATAAAGGAATAGTTACATCAGTAGTTAATCCAATATTTAAAACACTCTTTGCATTATTAACTCTTAATAATTTTCCAGCATAAAAACTTGAAGATGAACTTTCTACATGCTTAGTAGTTCTTGGTTTGGGGAAACTTAAAAGTGATGTATTTGTAGGAACTTCATATCCTTTAACATATGCTTTTCCAGGTGATACTTTAAGAACACCAACATCTTCTGATGGAGATGATGTTCCAATACCAGATTGACCTGGATAATAAAGACCTTTATTTCCAAGATAGTTATTTAATGATTCTAATAATTCAACATTAAATGGACTTACATAATAATTTCCAGATTCATCAAATGTCCTTCTTGCTAAAATATCAGTAATATAAGAACTATCAGTTTGGTTAGCAATTGGAATTAAAGTTCCATTTTCAACTCTAAAAAGTTCTATAAAATTATCATCATTAAAATCAGTTAATTCTTTTGAAATCAAAGTTAAAGAAATTTTAAATCTATCTGCTCCTGGAGCAGCATAGTTTGAAAATCCTTGTGCATTATCATTCAAAGAAGAATCTTCTGTAGAATCTACAATATTTTCTTCAATTAATAAACCTACTCTACATGAAGGAGTATTACTATATTGATCTAAAAGAATGGTATCTTTTGCAATATTTACAAAATATCCTCTAACAAAATATACTCCATCATCAATCTTTGCTGCAGAGGCAACCGAAGTTGCTTTTCCATCTATAGGTGAAAGTAGTTTTGCAACAGAAGTTCCACTTAAAAATGGAGTTCCTGAAATATTTACATCCGAAGTTAAAGATAATTCTTCTCCATCTTGAAATTTAGATGTATTAAAATCAGTAGAAGATGAATTTTGATATTTTACATAAAAAGTAGTACTTCCTCTAACTGAATCATTTTTAGAAAGTACACTTTCAACTTTTGCACTTATATTAGAAGTATTTCCTTTTAATATTAATCCTACAAAAGATTCAAAATAATCTTCTACATTACTTCCTTTATAAGTACTTTCAACTTCTACTGCATCAACAGATGAATCATATGCAAATCCACCAGGAACAACTACAGTATTTTTTTTAAAAAAAGCACCTCCTAATTTTTCAATTTGATTTTGAAGAATTGATTGAAGAGTCGTTAATTCCCTTGCCTGAACAGTTACTCCAGGCTTAAAAAGAACCTTATAAAAGTTCTTTGAGTCATTAAAATCATCATAATAAGGATTTTTATTTAAGTTAGTGCTTTGTGGCATTTTTTTAGAATTCTAAAATAATTTTAATATCTTCTCTTTGTTGTGATGATCTAGTTACAGACTCTCTATTGTCAACATAGATAATTTCACCACTCTTTATATTTATATCTGGATTTGAAAGACCATTTGAAAAATATTGTCCCAAATAGTAAGTTGTTCCACTTACTTCTATTGTATTTGTTGGTGAAGATTGTCCAAAAGTAGTATCTATTGAATAAGTATTCCCATTGATGGTAATAGTAGTTCCATCAAAAGGATATAATCTATATTGGGAAGTTGTATTAATTCCAGAATGTGGATAATGCCAATCAAAAACTATATTGTTTGAAGTTGGATATGTATCTATGCAATTTGTTCTTGGTTGTATATATTT